AACGTTACGGATGTATTCTCTTTGACTCATAAATTCTGGTATTAAAGGTTTATCTTTTTCTACATCCTCTTTTTTAACCTTTTTAATGTAATCTAAACGTTTGTATTTCATTTTAGGTACTATGTTATACACTAAATTGTATTGATCTTGCTTATTATTAAAAAGATTAGCATATGTATTTGTAGTTAGATTAATATAATTGGCTACATCTTTAGAATAAAAAGATGACCACCTATTAATCATAAAAATACTAAACTGTGACTCATCATCACAGTTTAGTTCTATTTTATTCTTACTGTACAGTATTGAATTTAAGTAATCAAATATAATCATTTTTTCTTCTCTACTTTAGACACTTTAAATGATCCGTCTTTTTGTGGTGTCCATATAAGACTATCATCACCTGTCCAACCTAAAGACTGTACAAGAGAGTTTGGTAGATCAATATAATGATCTTTAGTTTTTGGATTCTCTTGTACCATTAAAAGCCAGGAAGCGGTTTGTTTAGGTAAAGTTTTCTTTTTCATGTAATTACCTTTGTAGTAGCAATAAAGATATCATCATTTAAGTTATAAAATAAATCAATAACATCTTTCATAAAAGCGTTTGCTTGTTCATCAGTTAGTTTAGTACTATATGCAAACGGCGGAGCTTTACGCCCTGCATTAATATTAATACCTGTATGACCAATAGCTACGTTATCTTTTGAATATGTAATACTTACACTACACTTACCAACCTTTTGTAATGAACCATCACTACCTTCAAACTCATCATGTACCATAAAATCATCACCATCAACTTCAATTGGCTTTTTTAAGTAACGGTTAGCTAAAAACATTGCAATCTGTGTATTAAAAAGTCTCTGGTAAGCAACTGCCCCGAATGGATCTAAGTTAGGTATTTCCCAACAGAAGTTAATTGCATCATCGCTATAGATATAATCGTTTTGCAATACATCTTCACTATCAATCATACCCTCTGCTTGTACATTCATTGGAGCTCTAAAAGCTACAATGTTGCCAATTGGTAAGGTCTTCTTTCTGAAATAATTGTAAGCAAAACGTTTATGAATTAATAAACCATCGTATACAGGAATATCGGTAATAATCATACCCCTATTGTATAGTAGTTCCTACATATAATCCACACAAACACCGTGACATTTATAGTTTTTATTTTTCCAATCTTTATTTTTATCAACTATAATAGATTTTTTAACAACCGGCTTATCTGGAAAAGTCCATATAAAACCGTTACTGGTCAAAGTGTAGTCATCAATATTATGGAAAAAACATTTAACTTTTTTCTTTAATAACCATTCAAATGCTTCAACATTTTTAGCATGGCACCAAAGTTTTGGATGTTTAAAAAACTCAGGTTCAACCATATACTGTGGCTCATTGTGTCCCAAATATAACCATTCACCATGTATTAACCATACATCTACCTCCACGTGATGTTTTTTTAATACCTGATGTATGTGATCAGGGTTATTTTCCAGCCCAGGTACTGGACCATTCAAATTGCCTCTATGAGATATTGTTAACATTTTCTACAACCCATAAACGTCTTTGAGCGTCATGGAATATTTTTGAGTTATTTAATTCCCAGTCATAAATGTGCATACCACCATTTAAAGCTTTATCTGTATATTTTGTATACCTTACATTTAATTCTTTAAATATATCTTCAATATATTTTTCTGTTGGATAACCATCAATATCAGTTAATGCTTGATCGTCGCCAATTCTTTTAATATTATATATTTCACTTTCAAATGAATTATATACAACCGTTTCAAAAAATAATAATTTACAATTATTAATACAATTTATTAAATGTTCTTTATGGTTGTATGTTAAATGATAGTATAAGCCAAAGTTTATAATAATATCATGTTTGCCCCAAATCCAATCTTTTGTGTCTAAATTTCCTTGTACGCAATCATAATCTGGGTAATCTACTTTTATTTTATTATCAATATTACTTTGTCTTCCTTCGACACCTTTAACGTTAGCACCCATTTCTTTAAAACGTGCACCAATATAACCGTTATAAGGTCCTAGTTCTAAAATATTCTTATTTTTAAAAAAGATTTCGTTATATTTTGTAAGTAAGAAAGATATTCTATTTTTTTGCCAGTCTGGATGATATGTTGTATCTTTCATATTATTTTGTTGTTTAAAAATACTGTTAAATCTTCTGGTGTACCAATACCCCACATCTTTTCTATATTAAAGATTTTTACTTTTTTACCATCCTGTATTGCTTCATTGAATACTGGGCAAACATAAAATTCATTGTTAACTCTAATATTTTTAGCTATCATTTGTTTTGCATACTTAACATAATCACTTCCTTTTTTCCAATAATATACACCAACTGTAGCAATATCACTTATAGGTTTCTTTTCTGCTACTTCAGTAACAAACCCATTTTCATCTACTTTAGCAAAACTCCATTTAGGGTCAGTGGCTTTAAAAGTTAATATACCAGCATCTACATCACTGGTAATCATATTATACATAAATTCATCACTATGCCACTCTACAAATTGATCTGAATTGGCCATTATAAGTGGCGTATCATTATTGATAAATTCTTCTGCTTTCAAAGTTGTACAAGCAGCTCCCTCTGTTATACCATTTATTACAGTATAAGAACAACCAGGAGCAATAAGTTTTAACATTTGATCAAGATTGTATTTGTGTTGGTGTGATTCTTGAAAGATAAAATGAAAATGAGCATCAATATTTAAATTTTCAACAACAACCTGAATCATTGGTTTACCATTGACATCAATTAAAGGTTTAGGGTTAGCGTAACCTGCTTTCTCAAACCTAGAGCCTGCCCCTGCCATTGGAATCAAAATATTAAGTTTATCTGATTTCCATTTATGGTTTGAGCTTTTATTTTCTATTTTCATTATAAAGTTACTTATATAGTCCAGTGTTAGGTCCTGTGGGTTGTTAACTGGTAGTACATGAGCTCCAGATCTTTGAGCTGCTCTTCTACCAATAAACGAATCCTCTATTATTATAACTTCATCTGGGTTAACTTCAAGATCTAACATACAACGCATATAAATTTCTGCGCTCGGTTTAGTATGCTTAACATCTTCGTTTGTATATAGTTTAGTAAATAAACTAAAAAAGTCTTTTTTTTGCAATTGTAAAGTTGCTGTCTCTCTAATTGAATTAGTGCAACATGCAAGTTTATACTTTGATGCTAAATCTTTTAAAATTGATTTAATACGTTCATCTGGTTTAAAATTTTGTACCAGTTTTAATGTTTCAATTTGTTTTGTCTCCCAAACCTTATCATGGTAATACTCTAATAGCCCCTTTTCCTGTGTTATTTTTTCTAATTTTTTACGGGTACTTAAAGCATCATACTTACCAATATGCTCTTCATAAGTTAATTGGTAATCAGGGTCTATACTCCAAAGGGCCTTATTTAAGGCTTCATAATGAAGTTCTTTTGAGTTAACTAAAACCCCATCCAAATCAAATATGATAAGCTTAATCATTAAAGTGTTGTATTAATTTAATATCATTAAAGTAATCTTCTAGGTAATACTCTTTTGGTTCTAATTGAAAATTACTTAATAGATTTAATGAGATTTGATCTATTGAACTAAAACTAATACAATCAGCAAGTTCCGGGTACCATTCTAGCATACTTTCTGTCATTTCTTGTATAGGTATACAGCCTAATTTTAAAGCTTCATAAAATCTTAAATTTATAAACTTACCGGTACCAAGTGGGTTAAACACATACTTGTAACCATTTAATTTAGTTAAAAACTCTTTATAAGTTAATTTACGTTCAGTTACTATAACATCTATGTTTAGTTTTTTAGTAGCGTCTTCTATAACTTTTCTTCTGGTTGGGTAATAATTATTAACTTGACCTATAAACACTACCTTGTCAGTTTTTTCCACTTTATCTACTCCTAAATCTGTATCTTTAGAAAGGTATTGCTTATTAACTATTGTTTTAGCCATTATTTTAGCATCATCAACATCACTAACATATTGTTCAAGATTTTTAATTTGTTCTAAAAACTTTTGATGCTCTACATTCCACGGAAAGCTAGCATTATATATTTTTTCAAAGTTAAAAACTATTACTTTAATATTTTTAGCATTTATTTCATTAATAAAGTTTTGATGCTTCCAAACCTTAACGTTTGGGTCATAATGTTCATCTACTATAATTAAAAATTTTTTATCAGATAAGTCAGATATGTTTTTAACATCAATTAACTCTTTTTTAAGAGTATTTTTTAATGCCATTCTAAAATTTAAAAATAAAGAATGGCCAACACTTTCTATACTATCATTGCAAATTATACCTATATTACTCATTTATAAGAGCCTTCCAATATGGCATAGTAATTTTTGTTAAATCAAATTTATGATTATAAAAATTTGGTATTTGAGCTTTAACAAAATCTGGTGTAACATCTTCCCATTTATCTATGAACAGTATAGGTAAGTTAGTAAAATTTCTAAATGCAGAACTTTTTTCAACTATAGGCACCGTGCCTAGGTATAATGACTCCCAAATTCTATGACAATCAATACCATTACCTTGTGGTGATATTATAAACAAACTTTTAGCAACTCTTTGTAAATAATCCGTATGTTAATGGTGAGAGTCCATAAAAAAACCATTTTGATTAGTAATATGATTGACTCTATTTCTGATACCAGTGTTTGTACCTATATCAAAGTTCTTATATACTAAATTCTCTTTTTGGTTACGCTGTCTTATTACATGTAAAAAGTTATCTACATTACCATGTGGCCATTGTTTATTAGCAATACCTATTGGTACAGGGGTTAATTTAGGATGTTCTAGTATAGCATTTTGTGCATACCAATGTAGAAGTTTATCATCGTCTAAATATTGTATATATTTTGAATCTAC